CGGACTAGTTCGTTATTCTCTCGCAACCAATGGCGTACAAACATCTGTTTAAGCATAAGCCCATAACGGGCAAAAGAGACACTATCAACCTTAGACAGCGTCCCAGTAGGCACGATCAAATGGGCAAACCAAGAGAACGTGAGTACGGATGTAAATGCTGATGGGGAAATACCAACCTCAGAAAAGCGACCAGCATTCATGATCGGGAAACACGCCAGAACCCACTCAATGATATACATGAGTACGTTAGCGTAAGGTCGAGGGGGGTCGACCGGTTTAATGAATGCTTCGGACTTAAACCCAAGGCCAAGCAGAGGAAGCAGGGATCGAATTACCCAAGCTGGGACACCGAACTCCTCGGCAACACCGGCAAACCCATTCAACGAATGGCTCTCCCGAACTCTACTCATCACAGGATCTAGCACTGAGGCTTTCTGCCTCCGAATATACTCGGCCAAGGCCCTCATGAGTCTCCTGCGGCCGCCATCAGCAAGCCACACACTCAATTCGGTGGTGATAACAGTGGTCCCTACCATGATTAGCAGAAATTTTGCCAAAAGCAAAGCAAAGCTTGGCGGTTTGGCCTTTAGTTTGGCCTCACATACGAACTCTTTAAGGAATTGCTCATCAGCGTCGATTAATGAATGTCTGTAGTGATCATAGTAGTTGAATTTATCGTGCTCGATCAACTCATCATACTCCCACCACTTGCAGATGGACTCAACGCCATGCTTCGTAGCAATGCGTAACAATTTCCCTCTAATCTCCTCAAAATAATCCCTACCGTGTTGGCTCGATTTTCTGAGCATGCCATCCACATTTTGAGAGAATAGCACTTCAGGGGGATCGGGTGACGTTTTCTTCATCCAATGCACACTTTTCTCAATAGAATCACGCGACAGAGGTGCGCGAATGCGACCGAGATCATCACATCGTCGGAACTTACGTTTCAGAAAATCACTTTCCCAGATTGTTGTAAAAGCAACCACATCAGAGCCCTTATCCGCCATAGTAATGGTTAAACCACATTTGGCTCCTTGAGCAACAATGTTGATACCATTGAATTTCTCATATGCCGCAGGGACACCATTGATATTATCATCACCATAGGTGCATGTCCGAATAGCATCTCGGTATGATACCTTATTCACCAATTCGGGGTAAATGGCAAAAAAGAAATATCGGAGGTATATGGAATTAACCATGCCATTGAGTTCAGTCGTCACAGGTTGTCCTGAAGGATCACTATTGGCTAACCGGAAAACCGTACCAAAGTAGTGCAAGGTGGGGTATGTGATGTCTGTCAAGATACCTCGGGCAATAAGGATGTGGTCCTCACTACAACCGAGGCCCCTCAGAATATCGATCATAATTCCTGCAGCAGCCGTCGACACTTGGGCAGACATAGTCTGATCAAATGCAGCATAGTCCAGGGCGACAATTCTGTCCCCCTGCTCAACGAAGAGATACTGAAAGAGCTCCTCAGCCTCAACGCTATCCATGTTTATTCCTTTTGCAGTCTCAAATAGAAACTTATGTCGGGACATGATGCGTATGATGGGACCCAAGTATTGTCGACATAGCAACAAGAAAGGAAAATTGCTGCCCATAAACACACGAGCCTTCACTTTCTCACGCGGGAGAAGCTCATTGGTCTTAATCGAGCATTTAAACAAGGGGTGACAGGCAATTCCTGACCTATACCGCACCAACATCTCCTGCATCTCTTCTTCCACATTAACACCAGCATGCTCAACAAGCACACGTGGTATAGCTGGAATAGTAGGATCAAATGGATCCGGCTCTAGATGATTGATTTTTCGCCCAGAATATGGGAAGCCATTTGACGTCGAATTATCAATACCATAGAAGGCCTCACCCTCAACTCCATCCAATGCCTCTTGTAGAGACAAAGGACGACTAAGCTCACCTTTGTCGGCAATCGAAAGACCAACAACTAAGTCAACTATAGGCTTCTTGTAGTCTGCAACAGCATGATCGAGCTCCCGGAGAGAGAACTCTTGGTTGGGAGAGGTAAGTCGTGTTAACGCCTTCCTCTTATGGATACCGTGATTAATCTGCTGGGGTGGGCAAAATTTGGGCCGACCAAACTCCGCAACAATGGCTTCCTTAAAAGGATGCTTAATATAGGGGTTCTTGAAGGTAGCCCCTTGTCCGTGCATCACACCAAACATTTGGCAATTGTGCTCTTCGATGGATTTGTCGAGGCTATCATCACCTATTTCTAGGCCTAATAGACCCACATCCTCCACAAGATGCTGAGAGCCAAGTTGTAGGTCTCCCTGATTGAGAGGTATGAAACCCTCAAAATACCGTAATGCAGTTTTTACATCCTCTACGGTCAAGGCTGAGCATAGGCCAACCTTGCCATTACCTGCAACATGAATACCATAGATGATCGCTTTACTAAAGTCGACTACCAAGGATCCACACATGCCCTCTCGGGTCCCCAAATTACATGGGTAGCGGTATGGTTTAACCAAGGTCACACACTCAGGTCTCTGAGTAGTGATAGTGGATGATAGTAAGGACCATCCAGGCTCCAGCCTCGTCGAAGAAACATAACGAGTCTGGGTATCCAGATCAATGGAAACCAGATTTATAGCCTGGCTTGCCAAAGGAGTAGGACGCCCTAAGAGATAGTCAAGATAACCCCTCCTCGGGACAGCAGATGGGATCTGGATAAGAGCTAGATCTTTCCCTTCGAACCGATAGACATGAGCAGCTGATAGACGCTGCTTGGCCACGGTCGGGGATAATGGGCTCTCATGGTAGATCTCAAGCTCAAATTCTCCATCTGGAATTATATGACCCACGGTAACATAGAAATTTGCTTCAATGGGAAATGCCAAGCACATCTGCTTACGGGCCCCAAGAGTCACAGTCATGACCCCAATATCTTTCTTGATATGAGGCAAGATGTTATCAATAGGGGTTGTTCTAGCTTTTTCAGCTCGAGCAAATGACGCACGCACTTCCTCAGGAAGCGACTCGCGGTATCCTGTTAGCTCACTTCGGGGCCGGAAAGATCGGTATAGAATGTAAGCAAAAGACACAATAGAGGCTCCCACAAAGATAGTATCTCTATAGTCTCTCATAGACTGTATGGAGTTCTCAGCAAGTTGACTCAGAATACCAGCCCGGTTAGCGATGTCGTGATATATCACCTTCCAGGACCACATAACTGTGGCACCGACACACAAAATAACCCAAATAAGGGTGAAGAGTATGGTGGCGAGGACACTCATCTGAAGCGCTACGCCCAAGCATATCCCCAGTAGAATACTAGAGGACATGCACTGGCGGTAGTGGACGGGAGCCAATCCGGCCGCAGTTATAAAAACCGCTCTCCATCGGGCCCACTTCCACCATTCCGTAAAACAATCATGGTACACCATATATTGCTCCACAAGACGATCAGATCCAAGTGTGAGCGAACCTGAAAAGAACTCACTCTTTTGGCAACACGCACACAACGAGACAGGGATGCAACACTCTCCACAAAATTCTTCATTACGAGTGGCAATCATACGTTCTAGAAGAACTTGTTGAGATGCAAAGTGCTGCTTAGCTTGGTCTTTCAAGAATTTTGCCAGATGCCAAAATGTTCTATCTGCAGGGGGGACATCAGTCCACTCCAAACGTCGCACAACCATATTGTGCCACATCTCAGTACCATCAGGCAGATCAATGGGGTTCCCTTTATCATCTCTCTCATATTCGAAAGTAATGAATTCAAAAACAGTAAAATCCCACAAATCCATTCGAGCCCGACCTCCAGCAGAGGCTTTGACAGGATCTATACGAACGGTTCCAGGGACACAAATCTCCTGGATGAGGTGCTCCTTCACCTCTACGTTTATGTGCAGGAAGCGACGAGCTATCGAATCAGGACAATTAGACCTCTTGGCATTTAAGCCAGGGACGTTCGTTGAAATCACACACGCCACGTTCCCGGGGAACATAATCCCCTTCTCCTCAACACCCGCTTTAAGAAACGGGCGGGCTTGGGAGTTGACAGCATTGAGCAGTTTATCGAAATTCTCGTTTGCACTATTGTTGGCTACATCATCATACTGAATAGCTAGATGATGAGGCAATTCATTCGAATCGAATTTATCACTCATCTGCCCTGTCACAATTTTGTCAGCTGTAGGAATTTCCCCAGCAGCACTAATTAGTACCCGGGATGTTTGTTCCATTATGGTCGACTTACCAACCGCTGATCCTCCAACGAAACACACACCATAAGCCGAAACTTTAGTCTGTGTTTGAGCATGTTTGATTCTCCGATTAACTTGAATATATCGGAGGTCATCTATCATGCGTTTGAGCGCAGGCTTTTGGGCAGGCTTTGCCTTGGTCATCATTCTATCTCCGGTCTTAATCAAACTGTCGATTTCATGATCGAAAGATGCAAAAGTCATACCATACTCTTCCTGCAGAATTTTCGATGACCCACTCTCAACAAGAGGGTACATCTGGCAGATCTTAGATGTTCGGGACTCATAGACTCCCGTCTCAGTCTTACCGAAAAATAAGCCAGTGAAGTCACCTTTAATGAACTTAGGAAAGTTCTCCACAACCCACTCATAGGTTCCTAGGAGACTCTCAATTATGTCACCACCTCCGGCAACAATCTCTCGTAGTTTATCAACCACCCGGGGCATTCCGGAGACATCAAAGTCCTCATCGGAAAAACCCCCACTCAGGGTGGTCCAGAAGGCGACCAATTTGGCCAAAAATGTTAATACTATATCAACGATCTCATCTTGGATCATCTCCCTAATTCCACCACACATTCCCTTGATCACATCTATAAAAGATGTGCACAATTGTTCACTCCTATAGCCCAAGGAGGCTATCGAAACTACAGCGAGGTGCACTGCGTCCTTTATGAACACTATACACTTCTCGAGAGTTTCCCTGGGGAGGTGAAACTTAGTTAGAATCGAAGTGAAAACCAGAGTTATATTAGAAACACTCGGGTTCAGTGAAAGGAGCTGAAAAGCTATTAGTGCCTGGGACGAAATATCAGCCACATAGTGAGAGTCAAACTTCACATTGGCAGAAAAGCTTTGGTCCCCTAGGACTTTCACAATCCGGGACAAATGATCCAACTGGGTCAAAAATTGACTAGGTAAATCTCGCACCTCATCTCCCAACAGGGATAATTTGGTGTAGATATCGTCAACGCTCACCTCCGAGCGGAAAGATTCAAGCTCAGTCATCCTGAGCTGAATAGTATTTGCATCAGCATATGTGAAAGAGGAGATAGTTTCCCCTATAACATCAAAATACTGGTGCTGAGGACACTTCATCCTCTCACTCACAAAACACTCACTAGACTGACCCTCATCCGAGGCAAGGTCTAGTTCTTGTGTTGAAACTTGTCGTGTAATGATACCCTCATTACGGTGGGTTGGTGCATGTACATTCTGCACAGTTTTAGTATTAGCAAGTCTTGTTTAACTGTTGTGACGACTCAATCATCAACAGCGATTGGCATGTTATTGGTTAGGCAACCTCCCTAAATAGGGACAAAAACCTTACAATTCCAGGCGTTCTATGCTTGTGTGTCTTATGCCACTTGCACACTCGCATAGCCGTAAATCAAGGAATCATATTTATTCCAATTAAATTCCACACTTCCACATCAATATCTTAGCGATACTAAACAAATAAGCCATCGAGTACTCGAGTCTCACACATGACTATAATGTGTCGAGTCAAAAATCAACTGATGTATAAAAGTATAGAATGAGTT